GTTTGGCGCGTAGGTCTCTAAGGTATGGCAACACTCAGTAAGTTTACTTTTAATCCAGCAACAATTGGTGTTCCTTTTAGTGATACTATTACAGTAATCATGACTGTACAGTGTCCACCTCCAATAGGTCCATTAGAGGTGCTTCAGAGCGTCACCATGACCACTGTAGACCCTTCGATACCCACTGGTATCCTTCCAGGTCTAGATCCTGGTTTTCCTGTAGGTAATTTGATCTATATTCCTACAGCAACTCCATCAGCAAGCTATACGATCTCAATCAACGGTACATTCAACGAAACCTATTTTGATGAACGAGAATGGGAATATCGTGATGACACGACTGGAAAGAGTTATCATACTCCGATTCTAGAACTAGAAAGTTCGATGCAGGATCCTGCTGGTTTAATCTATACGGTCAGTAAGAACAACGTACAACCAGATGCATACACTGATGGTGGATCTTACGAGGATGACATACCAAATCCTATTGATACGTTGATTCGATATAAACCAGACTTCCGTGCTTCTCGTACAGTAACCTATACATATACCGTTGTGACGATCTGTGCAGGTGTTCCGTTGACATATATCTTCAACGTGACTCAAAATGTGTTAAATAATTGGGATCTCGGAAGAGATAAGATGAAGAATATTATTGCCAATAACCTCAGATATACCTAATGGCAACGACTACACCAGCAGTAAAGGATGCGTATAGCACTGGACATGGATGTTTTCCACCAACACAGCTTGTTCAGGCATCAAATAATGTCTTTGCAGGCGGAAAAGGTGTCGGAAGAGTTGATGACCAATACGCTTCACACTCCTGCGGCTCAACAACTCACTCTGGAACGCAGCGAGCCATCACAAATGGGTCGTCAAATGTCTATGTAAACAACAAATTATGCGGAAGATTGGGTTCTGATATCGCATGTGGAGACGCAGTTGGGAATCATGCACTCCCAGAAGGAGCTAAAAAGGTCTATATTGGCGGTTGACTTGACAAAATCGCCAAAAAATCGTAAAATTTTAGATGTAAGTCACTGATTTTCTATGGCAAAAGCAAAAGGCGGGTTGATGAAGACGAATTACGTGCCTGGTAAACCCAAATGCACGAGTCAAGGACGCTCCAAAAACACGAATTTGGCAGCTACATCGCGAAATGGTCGCAAAAAACGCTATCGTGGGCAAGGAAACTAAATAATCGTGGAGATAGCAACCTCCTTAAAAGTTCTGAAAAGAGCTTTTAGGGAGTTTTTTATGGCAAATTCACCTGTAGACCTCGGAAATGAGTTTATCACATCAGGAATGACTCTAATTACGTCTCCAGCAAGTGAAATATACTTGAAAAAAATTAAAAATAGCAAAAATCAACCTCCAACAGATCGCTATTCACGTCCATGTGGAGGAAAAGGCGGATTTGACGACTATGTTGAGCGTTGGCACGAATAGTTTAAGAAACCCTGATAAATAACTCAAGGTCGAATTCTAGAAAATGGCTATTATATCAAAGTCCTTTCGGGACTTTAGCCTTACCTTTGAGAAAAATCCTGTAACTAACGATGTTCTGACTCTTAAGAACGAAAAAGCGATTAAAGAGTCAGTAAAAAACCTCGTTAGATACAATCTGTTCGAAAAGCCATTTTATCCTCAATTTGGTGGTAACATTATTAGATATCTTTTTGAGAATCACAATTCTGGACTAGAAAGTGAAATCTCACTTCAAATTAAAAAGACAATTAACACATACGAACCAAGAGTCGCTTGTTATGATGTCTTTACTAAATTTGATGAATCGATAAACGATATGCAGGTTTCTATATCATACCTTATTCTCGGTACTCCTGTTACCATACAAAGCATAGACTTAGTGTTTAAACCATAATGGCGTTCAATCAGGTCAACTCGTTAGAATTTAACGAGATTAAAGCACAAATCAAGGATTACCTCAAAGCTCAGAATCAATTTTCTGATTATGACTTTGAAGGATCTTCGCTGACCGTACTTCTTGATATTCTTGCCTACAACACTTACTATTCATCGGTTAACGCAAACCTTCTGGTTAATGAAAACTTTTTAGAGACAGCAGTTCTTAGAGAGAACGTTGTCAAATTAGCTAGAATGATTGGATATACTCCAAAGAGTGCTAGATCTGCTATTACACGAGTAAATATCTCAATCGCTACTGCTTTTCCATATCCAAAGTCAGTAACCATGTCACGAGGACTGGTTCTTAACTTTATTGGATCGGATAATGATAATTATGTATTTTCAACTATTGCAGATCAGAGCACAAGTGTAGATAGTCTCTCTGGTATTGCAACATTTACTAATTTGCCTTTGTATGAGGGTGTTTATCTAACTGATAGTTTTGTTAGAGACCAAACTCAAAGACAAAGATTCATTCTGACGAATGATAATATTGATACCACTAGTATGAGAATCGAAGTTACTAGTGGAACTACAACAGAAGCGTATCTTTTAGCTACAGATATCACTAAAATTAACGGAACTTCTAAAGTCTATTTCTTAGAAGAGTCTGAATACGGTAGACCCGAGATTACCTTTGGTGATAATGTATTAGGGAAAAAATTAGAAGATGGCGATGTTGTTAATGTAACCTATACGACAAGTAATGGTATAGGATCAAATGGACTGACAAATTTTGATTTTATCGGAACGGTCAGAGATAATCAGAATAACAGCATTACGACTGGTATCACTGTTACCATAGTTTCTCCTCCAGATGGAGGATCTTTGCAGGAATCTACTGAGTCAATTAAGTTTACTGCACCTAAGTTCTATTCATCTTTTGGAAGAGCTGTTTCTACCAGAGACTATGAAGTTCTCCTTCCACAGATTTATCCAAATATTCAGTCTATTTCTGCATATGGTGGAGAGGAAGCTGATCCTCCCGAATATGGAAAAGTATTTTTGGCAATCAAACCTAAAAATGCTGATAAGTTATCTTTGTCGGAAAAGAACAATATTCTTAAGAACCTGAGAGACTATTCAGTAGCTGCGGTAGAACCTAAGATTATTGATCCATCTGTATTGTATATTGATCTTGTAAGTTTTGTATATTTCGATCCAAACAAAACTCGCCGCGATCAAGCAGATTTAAAGACCATTCTAATTGCAACTCTTACAGCTCTTAACTCTGGATCCGAGTTTAATAAGTTTGGTGGTAAGTTTAAGTATTCCAAACTTCAGAAGATAATCGATGATGCAGAACCATCATTTACCTCAAACATCACTAGAGTGACGATGAGGAAAAATGTATCTATTGAGATTAATGCAAGAGTTAACTACAAGATCTGCTACGGCAATAGAATTCTACCATCGACGGATACTCCATCTATAAGCAGCACTGGATTTAATCTTGCTGGAGATGATGTGAATACTTATTATCTTGATGATAATGGAGAAGGATCTCTCAGACTCTTCTACATTAAAGATACTGGAGAGAAGCAATATATTGATGGTCTTTGGGGATCTGTTGATTATGAAATTGGAGAAATTGTTGTCAACGACCTGATTATTAGTGGAACTCCATTTGCCCAAAATCAAATTAGACTTTCTGCTGTTCCAAGATCAAATGACCTTGTTGCTTTGAGAGAAACTTATCTGACAATAGGTATAGATAATACAGTAATTAATATGGTCGAAGACGTAATTACTAGCGGTTCCAACATTTCTGGAACTGGTGTCATCCCAGAATCTAGCTATAACTAAAATCAACTATGCCTACATCCTCCTGGAAAGTTGGTCAGTGGACTACTCCAACCACTCCTGTAACTGTACCTCCAGTTCCATCGGAAGTTAGTCCAGAATCAAAGTCGCAGATCTCAGATAGAGTTTTCTCGCAATTCCCTTCGTTTGTAAGAGAAGACTATCAGACTTTTATTGATTTTGTAAGGGCATACTATAAATCACAAGAATTAAAGGGAAATCCAGTAGATGTTATTCAAAACTGGGATGACTACTATAATATTGACAAATATACTAATCTTGTACAAGAGACTGTACTGATTTCTGCATTAAGTGAAACTTCTACGACAATTGACGTACAGAGAACCGTAGATTTTCCAAATGAGGGTCTCTTATTAATTGAAGATGAGATCATTTACTATAATGGAAAAAGAACTACCTTATTTGAAAATTGCGGTAGAGGATTTTCTGGTGTAACAAGTCTTGGGGAGTCCGTAGACTTCAAATTTGAGCAAACTCAAGGTGCAGCACATGCTAGTGGCACTAAAGTAGTAAATTTAAACAACCTTTTCCCTCTTTTCATTCTTTCTAAATTTAAAGAGCAATATCTTGCAACTTTTCCGAAAGATTTTGATTCTGGAGTTGAAGAGAATATTGTAATTAAGAGAATAAAGGATTTTTATGCTTCCAAAGGAACAAGCAGGTCTTTCCAGTTCATCTTAAGAACAATTTTTGGAGTTGAGTCAACAATTAACTATCCAAGAGATAGAATTTTCAAACCATCCGATGCTTTCTATGTTTCTAGGGAAGTAATTAGAGCAAGAAAGCTTGAAGGAAACCCTATGGAGCTTGTTGGGCAAGTTTTATACCAACAAGAAGACCCAACTGATCCAAATGTAAAATTTGCTAGAATTTACGTTAAAAGTGTTGTTGAAATTTACACCGAAGAGGGTGTAATCTATGAGATTGATGTAGATACCAATAATTCTGCTGGAACTTTTGTAACTCCATACAAAACTATTCTTGCTGATGATGTTGGAAGCGATGTCTTAACTGATACAGTCATCACTGTTGACTCTACTCTTGGTTGGCCAGAGCAAGATGGTAAAATTCGTATTGAAGACGAAATTATCTCGTTTGCAGAAAAAACTGTTAATCAATTTTTAGGTTGCACCAGAGCTAGAGATAATACAAGTCCAGCTGAGCATATTGCTGGTCATGAGGTTATTGCTGCATTTGAAGTTTTTGGTTATTCTAATGTAGATAACTCAAAAATTACCATCAAAATGTTTGGTGGAACAAGAGGAATCAATCTCAATACTCCTGGAAAATACTATCTTCCAGACAGCAAAATTACAACCCCAACGAGCCCTGGATTTGATAGTATTGATTCTATTTGGAAATCATTCATTTATAATGTAAGAAGAGCTTTTAGAGGAACTTCTATTGTTCTTGGATCTCCAAATCCAAATGGTAGCGTTGTTGCTACAATCACAACAGCAGAAACTCACGATTTGAATCGTGATGATAAAGTAACTATTTTAAACGCCCCAGAAGACATCTATAATGCAACTTATAGTGTTATTGGTGTTGGTTCTGCAAATACGTTTAATATTCTTATTCCAGCAACTCCAATTGCAACTCCAAATGCAGAATTTATTGTAATTAGAGAATTTGCATACGGAACTAGTGACTTTTCCAGCATCAGAAGTCAAGTAGAGCAATATACTTCTGATATCCAAAATACATACAGATCTACCGATAATGCTATTGTAGCTTGTGCTGGTATCCCATCACATAAGATCGGTCCATTTGGTGCAAATGATATTCTTCCAGGCAATCAAAGATATCTTAAGCGCATCCCATTAAATCCAATCACAAAAAGCACCAAGCAACCAACACCAGTTGGTCAAATCGGTATTGGTGTAAATGGAGTTCCATTTTTCTCGTATAAAGGGACTGCAACTAAAAAATATGGTGGATTAGTTGATATTGAAAAAATTAATGGTGGAGATGGATATGACATCACTAATCCACCAGTAGTTGAGTTTGAAAAAGATTATGAACTTGATAGAAATTATGCTATTGGAACAAGAGTCAAATATAATGGTAATAGATATGTTGCTCTAGATCCTGGACAATCTTCGTTCACAACGTATCCAACTCATAATAGTGGTATACAAGTACATGGAAATATCAGATGGCAATTTGAAGGATTATCTGCTACAGCTGCTGTCGAAGTAGATGGTAGAGTTATTGAAATTAACGTAACTAATGGTGGCAGTGGATATACCTTTGAACCGATTGTTTCTGTTATTGGTGGTGGAGCAGCTTCAACAAAATCAGCATCTGCATCTGCACAGATTACAAATGGTGCTGTAACTAACATTACAATCACATCTCCTGGATCTGGTTATACCTCAGTGCCAACTATTTCAATTAGTGGTGGAGGAGGATCTGGGGCTACTGGTCTTGCGGTTGTTAGAGGATCAATTAAAGAAGTTCACATAACAAGTCCTGGAACTAACTATACCTACGAACCACTTGTAAATCTTGTTTCTGGTAGTGGAGCTGTAGCATATCCATCTATCCTGAATGGAAAGATCGAAAGTATTATTGTTACATTTGGTGGAGAGAGATATTTTGGTCCACCAGATGTAGTTATTATCGGAGATGGAGTCGGGGCAACTGCATTCGCAAATGTAGACTTAAATAGGAATATTGTTACTGATATTGTTGTAACTAATAAAGGTATTGGATATACCCCAGGAAAAACCAAAGTTTTTATTGTATATCCTGGAGAAGGAGCTCAATTCCAAACAAAATTAACCGAGTTAACTTATAATGAAGCAGCAAATGCAAATGAACTTGGAGTAAATCCAAATACATTTGTTTCAAGAAAAACCTTCGATTCTTCAAATGGAGCTTCTTTCCAAGGAGCAAACTATTTGATTTTTGGAGGAGAATATGGTTACATGTTCAATCCCAAGAGATTGAGATTCTTGGTAGAAGATAATATCAATTCATTTCTTGCAGAATTAACTCCAACAAAACATTCACCTATTCTTGGGTGGGCATATGATGGCAATCCGATTTATGGTCCATATGGATTTAAGGACGCAGAAAATAAAGCACCATTTAATGAATATAAGCAATTAACGACAAGTTATAGAATTAAAGCATCTAGAACAAGCCTTGTAGATGGATTAACAGATCCATTAGGAACTTTTATTGAAGATTATGAATATGTTGAAGGACTTGGAGATTTAGATGAATATAATGGCAGGTATTGTGTAACTCCAGAATATCCAAATGGAGTATATGCATATTTTTGTACTGTTGATGGTGTCACTGGAAATCCAAAGTTCCCATATTTTATTGGTCCTAATTTTTATTCACAAGCTAATGAAATCAACTGGAATGGTAATGGACTTCAAAAAGGGTTTACTGAAGATGCAATAAGATTTAAAGCTCCATATCTGGCAGTTGATAATCTTATTGTAAAGAGAAAGCAACTCATCGACAAAATTGAGTTCTTCTTGGCGTTAGAAGATACAACAACTATCATTACAACAGAAACTGGAGATTTCTTACAACTTGCAGAAGATGGTATTGGTTATTTTGACTACTATCCTTCAATCAAGGGAAGCCAGGCAGATTCTCTGTTTGTCGCATCAACTAATAAGTATTCATCTGCTGGTATTGACCAATACTTAATTGAAGGTGGTGGTAGTGGTTATAAGGTAAATGATCGCTTAATTTTTGATGAAGAAAATACTGGAGGATCTGGTCTCAGTGCAGTAATTTCTGCTGTTGAAGGCGTTACTACGTCAACTG